GTAATGAAGCTGGGTGATACCATCACCATCATAGTTGCGGGGGGCGAAGTTATTCTTCGCCCTTCGCTGTCTCATGCCTTGCGCCTTGCGCGTCGGGAAGGATCATTCCCCGTTCTTGCCAAAGCCATCATGGAAGGCTCTCTTACTGTCGCTTGTGAGATCGTCCGCCCGCATTGCCACATGCACAACCTGCATGCTCGCCTTCTCCCCGATCTCGACACGATCAGGGAACCGCTGATGGCTTACATCATGGCATGCGCGGGGATCGATCAGGACAGCAATGCCAAGCCCAATGACGGCAAGTCCGATGCTAAGCCCGTTCCCTTCCCCGAATATCTTGAAGGTCTCTACCGCATTGCCACCGGCTGGCTCGGCTGGACACCTGGAATAGCTTTGGATGCAACCCCGCTAGAAATCATCGAAGCCTATAAGGGCCGTGTCGAAATGCTGAAAGCCATCTTCGGCGGCGGGGACGACACTACCGCCAGCAAGTCAGACATGCCGCTCGATGAGAAGTTTAAGACCGTCTTCTCGACGTTCGATGTGGTGAAGACGACGCGGAAGGCGAAGCGGAAGAAGAAGGTTTGAAATCCATGTGGGCTAACCTCATTTCCGATCTTCGAAAAGAAAAGGGCTTATCGGAACGCGAGCTTGCGGACCTCAGTCACGTCAATCGCGGCTCACTTCGAAGGTTTCTATCGGGCAAATCGCAATTCCGCATAGATCAACTAGAAAACGTATTGGGCGTCCTTGGCTATGAGGTTGACGCTGTAATTGTCGATGGGGGCAAGTGATGCCTATGCGCGCCCCTTCCATCCGCTCTTGTGGTTGTGTCCTGTCCACCGGGGAACGCTGCCAGCACATAATTGCGCGCGATAGGGAACGCAAAGCCCGTTTCGACAAGATGCGACCTTGCGCTAGCGAGCGTGGCTATAACCGCAAGTGGCGGGACCTGAGAGAGACAGTACTAAGCCTTCACCCCAAGTGCTGCCGCTGCGATGCACCCGCGACCGTGGTTGACCATATCATCCCGCACAAGGGCAATCCGGCGCTTTTCTGGGATCGTAAGAACTGGCAACCGCTATGCGCCTTCCACCACAACAGCGTGAAGCAACGGGAGGAACGGCGCAATGGATCGTGAGCTTTGGTGCGCCGTGATCCTTCAGGCTTTCACGGATGCAACGGCAACAGTAGGAAGCACAAATCGACATAAGGCGCGTGCCTGGTTCCGTGGTGATGGCAAAGACTTTCGTCATGTTTGCGCGATGGCCGATATGGACCCCGTTCGCGTCCGCCGTGAAGCATTGGAAGCCATCGCACAAGGTCAGGACGTGAATAAGTCCAAGCCCAGGGTTTCGAAGGCAAGATCGATCTTGAGGCAACAGGCAGAGGCTAGGGGCTTGAACTATCAAACTCTGATTGCCCGGCTACATCGGGGCTGGCCGCTTGATCGTGCTTTATCGATGCCTGCTGTACCGGGAGGCTCTATCCGCATGCACAATCGCATCATCATCAGCCGCATGCTCAACGGCTTCCACGCTTCCCTCACAATATCGGGGGGTACCGACAAACTTTCATCACCCCCTGGCCACCGGCGGGGGGAGCCATGCGCGCCATTTGCAAGCCTGGGTATGGTCATGGCAGTCCTTGAAGTCTCCGATATCAAGCGTCATTGCAACATCACCACGTTCGAAGATGACGGATTGATTGCCGACAAGATCGATGCCGCTGAAGCATGGATAGGCCAGTTCATCGGCAAGCCAATTGATGATGACGAAGCTTTTCCCGAGGGCACCCCGGAGCCACTGAAGGAAGCCATTCGCCAGCTGGTAGCACATCTCTATGAAAACCGGGAAGCGACACTTGTCGGCTTGTCCATGACTGACGTGTCACCCGGCTTCTACGAATTGCTTGATCCCTATCGTGATTGGGTATTCGGATGAGCGCCCAACTTGACCGTCTTACACGGCGCATGAACGCCATCCCCAAGGCCGTGCGGGAGGCCGTTAAGCCCGCCTTGATCCAATCGGGCGAGGAACTGGTTGACCGGATGAAGGCCCTTGCGCCCGTCGATACGGGCAAGCTCCGGGATTCGATAACAGCCACCATGCCAGGAGAAGCGACGCCGCCTTATTCACAGCCGGGCGGTTCGCATGTGGTGGCTGAGAATCAGGTCATTGTGACGGCGGGCAACAAGGAAGTCCGCTACGCTCACCTACCAGAGTATGGCACCGCCAAGGCTAGAGCCCAGCCTTATTTTTGGCCCGCCTATCGCCTGAGCAAGAAACGCATTCAGAACCGCATAAAGCGCGCCATGCGCAAGGCCATCCGTGACAATTGGGGGAAGTGAATGGAAGCTTCCCATGCCCTGCAAAAGGCCGTCCGCCTTCGCCTTGCCGGATCATCGGTTGTCACCTCGCTTGTTTCGGCCAACAGCATCGTTGACAAGAACGCCCGGCCCGAAGTCTTCCCCTGCATCATCATGGGTGAGGGACAGGCCGTCATAAGCGACGGCTTAGGCCGCAATCGCACTCACGTATATGCCGATCTTCATCTATGGGCGACGGAGCCGGGCCTTGCCCAATGCAAGACGATTGCCGACGCAATCCGCAATGCGCTTGAAGACACAATATGGAACGTCGATAACCACGCCCTGGTTGACCTTTACATTGCATCATCGCGGTTCTTGCGTGATCCCGATGGCATCCACTCGCATGGAATAGTGACCTTGCAGGCTGAATTGATGAGGCTTTCCTGAATGCGCGCTGGCTCACTAGACAGGACAATCACCATTCAGCGGGCGACCGTCACGGTTCAGGACGATGGCACTCCCGCGCATTCGTGGGCGCCCCTAGCCACAGTCCGCGCTCAACTGATCCAGGCCGCGACTGATGAATTCATCCGCGACTTTGGGGCTTCATCGGAAGCAACCTATGTTTTCCGTATCCGATGGCTTGATGGCATCAAGCTTGCCGATCGTGTTTCCTATGCGGGCCGCATCTTCGATATCAAGGAGATCAAAGAGCTTGGACGGCGCGAAGGTCTCGAACTGCGTTGTCTCGAAAAGGCGTGATCCATGGCCATCAAGATCATCAAAAAGAAGACCGCACCGCAGAACACCTTCCCCGACATCCCCGACCCGTTCGGCTACGGCGAACGTGCCGTGCGTTGGCTTCGCGGCTTGAAGCATCCAAAATCTCGGCTTCCCGATCATGCGTTTCAGCTTGACCTCTGGCAGGAACAGATTGTTCGGCGGATATACGGGCCATGCGATGAGTTCGGAAACCGCATTGTCCGTAACGTGATCATGTTGCTTCCCAGGGGCAATAGAAAAACCAGCTTGGGAGCCGCGCTCTCTTTGCTTCACACGATGGGGCCAGAGGCTATCGCGGGTAGCGAGATCATCTTTGCTGCCGCTGATCGTAAGCAAGCCAAGATCGGACTTCACGAAGCGCAAGGCATCATTCAGGCCGGTGACGAAGAACTGTGGCGCAAGGGGCAAGCGTCTCGCCGCTATGACGGCGCGAATATGATCCGATTGCAGGATTACAAGAACCGCATCAGCTTCCCGAACGGATCATTCCTTGAAGCCCTGTCCAATGACGTAGGGACGCAACATGGCCGAACGCCCGTCTTCGCGCTGGTCGATGAGCTTCATGCCTGGAAGAAACGCGACCTTTGGGACGTGATTAAGACGGGCCTTGTGAAGGTGCCTAACTCGCTTTCGGTGGTGATCACCACTGCGGGGCGCGGGCAAGAGAACATCGCCCATGACGTGATTGACTATGCGCGCAAGGTGGCGCGGGGAGAAACTCAAGATCCCGCTACCTTGCCGATCCTCTTCGAAACGCCACGCGATGCTGATTGGCGGCATGAAACAGTATGGCGGGCAGCTAATCCCGGCCTTGCTCACGGATACCCCGACATAAAGGGACTTCGCCAGCTGGCGCGGGAAGCCATGCAAAGGCCCGGTGAGCGTGACGCCTTCTGTCAGCTGCATTTGAACATGTGGCTTGATCACAGTGAAACGCCCTTTGTTGACATGGCCGTTTACGATCAAGGCTCCGAACCGATCGAGCTTGAATATCTCGGAAGCGAACCGTGCTGGCTGGGTGTTGATCTATCATCGAATTCCGATTTAACCGTTATCGTTGCTTGCTGGTCCGATGGGAACGGCGGCTATGTCGTTCGTCCATGGTTCTTCTGCCCCGCCGACAATCTGAAGCGCCGTGCCGACAAGGACGGGGTTCCGTACCCGCTTTGGGCTGAACAAGGGTTCATCATCCCTACCCCCGGCAATGTCGTTGATTTCCGCGTCGTTGAAAACACCATCCGCGATTTGTGCCAGCGTTTCGACGTGCGGGAAATCGCTTTTGATCCTCACCTTGCTAGGAACATGCTTTCCAATCTCCGGGAAGATGGCTTTCCCGCCATAGAGATGAGGCAAGGCTGGGTGACGATGGCTCCCGCCATCAAGGAATTAGAGAGGGCGATAATCGCCGGGAAATTCCAACACGGTGACAATCCTATTCTGCGATGGAATTTCGACAACATTGCTACCGAGACCGACAAAGCCGGAAACATCGCCTTCAACAAAGGCAAGTCCCGCGACCGCATTGACGGCGCTGTGGCTTGTGCCATGGCAGTTGGCCGTGCATTCGCAGGCAATGACGGCAATTCCGTTTACGATTCCGATGACCGCCCCGAAGGGCTTTTGATTTGGTGATCCCATGGCAACCGAAACCGAACAACTTTTAGTCAGCTTGGAAGCTCGCATAGCCGCCTTTGAAAAGAACATGGCGAAGGCATCGGGCACCGCCAATCGTGAATTCGGGGCCATTGAACGCCGGGGCCAGCAATCCGCCAAGCGTATGCAAGGCGTCTTTGCCCAGGTGGGAAGCTCCATCAACACTTCACTGAAAGGCATTGGTGGCGGCTTCCTGGCGGGCGGCATTGCCGGATTGGTGAGCGAAGCGACGTTGCGCCGTATAGGCGACGTGGTTAAGTCCGTTGCCGACATGGCAGATGAGGCCGAGAGGGTAAAGCTCCCTGTTGAAGACTTCCAGGCGCTTGGATTTTCGGCGCGGCAAGCTGGCATTGAAGCCGAGAAGGTCACGGACCTTTTCCAGAAATTCCAGCTTGAGGTAGCTGAAGCCGCTTCGAAGGGAAACGATCTCGCAAAGATACTTGAAGCGAACAACGTTCCTTTGCTCGATGCTAACGGCAAGATCAGGGAGCAAAAGGCGCTCTTCTATGACGTGGTGAACCTGATCAAGAATGCGGGCACACAACAGGAAGCCGCGCAAATCGCCATGGCCGCTTTCGGCAAAGGCGCTGCGGATGCCCTGCCCTTTCTTCAACAGGGAGCCGATGCCATCAGGGAAGGCGAACAAGCTGCCCGCGACACTGGCGCGATTATCTCGAAAGAGCTTGTCGAGAAGGCTCGCGAATTCGATGACAGATGGACGGCCACATGGGACAGCTGGACGGCGCGCGGCAAGTCCGCTGTGTTGGAAGTCCTGTCCGAATTGCAGGGCCTTGGTCCCGCGATAGATAATTTCATCAAGAGCCATGGCATCACGTCCGACAGTTTGCGCGGAAGCGGCATCATTCCCGGCCTCAATCCGCAACAGATCAAAGAGCTTGAAGGCATCTTCCCGTCCCTCAAGAGCGATAGCACGGCTAACGATGAAGCACGGCTTGTGGAACTGACGAAACAGCGGGCCGAGCTTGAACAGCGCATTGCCGACACGAAAGCAGCGGGCACGGGATTTGCGATCCTGCCCGGCCTTGAAGAAGAGCTTGCGGGGATCACCCGGCAAGTGGATGAACTGCAAGCGAAGCTGGACAAGCTTAAATCCCAGGGGCCTGCTGTTGGACCTGGGCCAGCATTTGAGCAGCATGGCAGGGGAACGCCCCCGGCCCTGCCCAGCACAACGATCATTCCGCCGCTGGGAGGCACTGGAAAGAAAGATGCCAGCGATCTGATCGATCCGTTAGAGAAGGCTGAAGCCGCCGCGATAGAGGCAGCGCAGCGGAAAGTAGAAAGCTATCGCCAGCTAATCCAGGGCTCAAATGAATACATCGCCAGCCAGAATATGGAACGCGATGCCCTGGGCATGACGGCAAGAGGGGCTTCAGCCCTTCGGCATGAGTATGATTTGCTCAATGAAGCCCAACGGGCCGGTATCGAGCTTACGCCTGAGCAAAGGGGGGAGATTCAACAGCTGGCCCAGGGCATGGCATCCGCTGAGCAGGCCACGCTTCAATACGCCCAGACCCAGCAACAGACCGCTCAAATTTCACAGGCGTTCGGGCAGATGGGCTTGGACGCGCTCACAGGCATTATCAACGGCACCATGACCGCCAAACAGGCTTTGGCCCAGCTTGCCCAACAGCTTATTAAGCTAACGCTCCAAGCCTTGCTGCTAGGCCAAGGGCCTCTTGCGGGGCTGTTCGGCGGGACTGGTGGAGGTGGAGCGGGGGGCAGCTTACTCGGCTTCGCTGAAGGCGGCTTTATCCGTGGCAAGGGTACCGGAACCAGTGACAGCAACCTCGCTGCCGTTAGTGACGGTGAATTCATCGTCAATGCCAGGGCGACACAGAAGCATCGTGCCGCCCTGGAAGCGCTAAACTCCGGGAGGATTCCGGCCTTTGCTCATGGCGGTTTCGTCAGCCGTGCGCGCACTAGCGGCACATCTTCCGGGAGTGGCATGAGCATGAGCAACACGTTCAATATCGACTTGGGCGATTTGGGCGGCATGGGTGTCGGCGGCAGCATGGACGCCACCAAGGCGGCCAATTTCAGCAAGACGCTGGAAAACGCCATTCGCACCACGGTGCTAGACGTGATTATGAAGGAACGCCGCTCAGGAGGCTTGCTCTATGGCGTTTGATACTTTCACTCCAAGTCCCGGACCGTCATTCGCCCCGAACCCATGCTTCAGCACGCTCTTTAGAGTGGAAAGTAGGTTCATTCGGAGTAAGTAGAAGCCTACCGTCAAACGATCTAATCCATTCCCTACCTTGATACAAGGCCACCCACGTCCCATCTAGCAGCTGCACTTCACGGCTATAGTACTTTCTCATGCGTTATTTCCTTCATTGGATGAACAACTATGAATGCGCATGTGGGAAGCCGCCTTCAGGCCGGAAGCTCTGACTTGTCTCAATACCCATAGAGACTCCATCGAAAATTGATCTCCGGGAGGTTCACAGGACGGTTTTGGTGATCTTACGAACGCCCTCAATCAATTCCGTGACTTCGGCCTTAGTGGGATCAGCACTTTTCTTGTGATCGCATTTGTTCCTCAAATCGCCCAAATGCTGGATAAATCGCCATTCGGGAATGTCGATTACCGATGCTGCCTTCAAAGCCTCATTCAGATCGGCGATGGTAGGGTCTTTCTTCTTCGGCGTGATCGAATGCCGATCACGTACAGATGCTAGATGGCTTTCAAGAACTACGCCTGCAACCGCCCCAGCACCTCGCTGAAAGCCTTTCTTGTTTAGTTCCTCTGCTGCATGTAGCTCATCGTCGAGCAGATCGGCATGAACAAGGGTTTTGATATCATAGAGCGTTGATTTGAAACGGCCGCGCAAACCATCGATAATATTGAATTGCTGATACATTGGCTGCAAAGCTGAACTGCGATCGACAATTACTTCATCAGTAAAGGAATTTGTCCGCGTGATCCCTCGCAAGTAATCCGTCATCGTATAATTCGAGTGATCGATGACCTTTCTGTTTGATTTTGGCGCATAGTACGCTTGGAAGTCTTCCACCCTTTCCGGGAGAATCTGATGCAATAGGGCCAGAGCTTCCGAATACCATTGCTGATATTTGGCGGAGACTACCGGAAGCTCTTTTATCTCCTGCTCTGACATTTGTGACTTATGGTCTGGATACGTCTCCCTCTGTAAAGACATAGTGAGTTTTCTGCCTGCTTCCGCAAGTCTCTCAATATCCTCCTTGTATTTTTCAAATGGTGATGCCATGTCCGTCCCTTACGGCGTTATTGAGGTCTTCTTTCCGTCCCGTGCCGCTATGGCTGCTTTGGCAGTGGCGGGGAGTTTGTCGTAAACCTCATCGACGTGCTTTGGCTCAGAGATCACTTTTTCAGCGATGAGATTGAGCAGCCGAAATAGGGTTTCCGCTGTTGCCCGATCGTCGGTAAGGTCAATCTGCCCGGGATGAACAGCGTTGTTGCCAATGACGCGCACCGCATCAAGCGCCTTCTGTATTCGATTATCTAGGCCGCTTTTGACAAGGGACGCGATATCATCGTTTATGTTCTTCCCAGGCTGGCCCAGGTGCTCGCAGAGCTTTTGAATACAAAGCCTGATAAGAGCCGCCGCCCCGCGTGGTGATAGGTCAAGGATCGCGTTCGCTTCATCATAGTCGCGGCGTATATCGTCGGGCAGATCAGGATTAGCTGGTGGCGCCTTCCCGCATTCCGGGTAGATAAGCTTGCTGTATATCCAAACAGCCAATTTCTTGCAGTTATAGCACTCCGATAGATTCAAGTTATACACGTGTGTGGCATTATACAGGGATTCTTCGGATTCCTCGAAGACAGGCAGCCCCATCTTCAAACGTTTGAATAAAGCAACGGTTGTTTCTCGTGCTTCTTTGTCAGGGATCTCCCTAAAATCACGGTCATCATCTTGCGAGATAATGAGAGGCATGGGACTTTGCTCAGTATTGGCTTTGGCGCGGATGCTATGCCAATACTGAGTTGTGAGAGCCCCACAATGGGGGCAATTGAAGGCAGTTTCCTCCACAGACGGCGGTACATACTTCATGGATTAATATTCCCCCATTTGCAATTAATTGCACTCAGATCATGCTGGTCTCGACCTCTTCTTCATCGCGGCGACTTCGGCGCGCAACGCCCCTAGCTCGCTTTCCAGCATATCGACTCTTTCGGCAACGCTCGCTTCCGCACCGCCCCGATAGGGATTGCCCGTCGATGCATTCAACCGATCAACGATCAATTGATTCATCGAAACATTGGCGTCCTTAGCCTCTTTCGTAAGAGCGGTATGTACCGCCAGCGGAAGGCGAAGGGTTATTCGTATTTCTACAGGCATTAGGCGGCGCGCCCCTAAAGGTCATTTAGCACGGCCACTTATGACACTATTGCCGTGGTGTCAAATCAGCACTATATTGATGGTGTCATAAATATGACGCCAACAAATAAGGAGCCACTAATATGAATAATACCAACGCCTTCAAGCCGACAAGCATTCGCTTACCCGCCGAATTGAAAGAATGGCTGGAACAGCGTTCCATTCGTCATTTCCGCTCTCAAAATTCTGAACTAGTTGCAATTCTTGAAGCCTTGCGGATGGGCGAACAAGACGATGAAGGCTTTTGCCGTTTCGCTAGCAACCTTCAAGTGAAGGCTGCCTGATGACCTCCCAGAAAAAACCGGAAGTCAAGCCTGACGCCAATGGCACCTATTGGGTTCGGTGGGCGGGCAAGCAGCATGCTTTCAGGAACAAAGAGGACGCAGAAGCTTACGCCAAAGCCATTGAAGAAAGCGGCTCGTCCAAATGAAAGCTGCGATCAACGTCAAAAGTGCCGGGGAGAAATCCCCGGCTTCTTTCGTCTCTGATGGCGATGCATTGTCGAAACTGCCGCCGTTGGAGGAAGCCAAAGGCAAGAGGTTTCATTTCCTCAAGTCCATCAAACCCACGCTGCAATTAATTGCAAACCCGCCTGCAAAAGCCGTCTTCACGGTTCCGAAGATGAAGCAGGTGGCGAAACTTGCGGAGAGCCTGGGCAAGAAGGTCACGTCACTAACCGTCAATGGCGATGGCAGCTTTACTGTTGCCGTCGCCGATCCCTTTACCGATCCGGCCAAAAATCCAAATCCATGGGATGAGGAATTGTCATGATCCGGCACAAGCTCCCCCAGTATGTGCATGCTTACAAAGATCGGCACGGCAAGAGCCGGATATACTACAGGCCGCCCGGAAAGCCGCGCATTGCCCTTCCCGGCCCGCTCTATTGCGAAGAATTCTGGATCGCATATCGCAAGGCCGAAAAAGATGAAAAGACCGTTCCCCCGGCGGCGGCATCGAAGACGACGCCCGGCACCTTCGATTCTCTCATTGTGAACTACTATGCATCATCTGCCTTCACGACATTGGCGCAATCGACGCAAGACACCTATCGCAATCAGATTGAGCAATTCCGCAAGAAGCACGGCAGCAAACCCGTTGCCGGATTTGAAGCGCAACATGTGGACGCCGTATTGGGCAAGGTTGCCGAGAAATCCACTGCCCAGGCTCATAAGCTCCGCAAGCGCCTCCTTACCCTCATGCGCCTTGCCGTGAAGTGGAAATACGCAAAAGAAAACCCGATGCTGAGCGCCGAGCGCATCAAGCATAAGACCAAAGGTTATGAGACATGGACCGATACCGACATTGAGAAGTTCCGGGCTCATTGGGCCGAAGGAACACCCCAGCGCATCGCGTTTGAAATACTTCTCTATACCGGCTTGCGCCGCTCAGATGCCGTGAAGCTGGGCCGGCAGCATATCCAGGGTGATTATATCGTCATCACCACGAAGAAGAGCGGGAACATGGTGGAACTGAATATTCCGATCCATCTTGATTTCCGCAGGGTGCTGTCAGGGATCAAGCACAACCATCTCAACTTGATCGTGACGGCCTATGGCGCAGCACGATCCGAGAAGGCTTTCACCAATTGGATCATTGAAGCGGCAAGGGATGCAGGTTTGCCGCCGCACAGATCGCCGCACGGCCTTCGCAAGGCCGCATGCCGCACCCTGGCCGAAGCTGGGTGTACAGCGCTCGAAATCATGTCCATCACCGGGCATACGAACATCAAGGAAATCGAGACCTATTGCGCCGCCGTGAATAAGAAGCGGCTGGCCCAGGCCGCGATCACGAAGAAGCATGGTGCAGCGTGA